AGGAATCATTTGGACTTGTTTGGCAGCTGTATAACCAATAAAATATTCCGACCTTTCCAGACCCGCAAGGGTCTGGGAAGGGAGGGATTTTATATAAGGAATTAGACTATGTCTATTATAGGTAAAGCGGCAAAACATCTAGTAAAGAAAACAAAAGCTAAGAAAAAACCTAATAAGAAAACTAGAATAGCGAGAAATCAGAGAAAAAATATTAAAAAAGCTAATGATGCAGAAGACCGTTATTATGCAGGCCTTCCTAATCCTACAAAGCCCTCAACGCAGTCACAGAAAAAGAGAGCTAAAGCAAAAGCAAAATCTGACTATAATCAAAAACTAAAAAAATCGGATAGAAAAGAGGACGAAGCATATTTCAAAAAATTTGGAAGGAAAAATGACATCCCATTTTAAAGGAGTATAGTTATGTCTGTTATAGGTAAAGCAGCTAAGCATTTACTTAAAAAGAAAAGTCGTAGCTATACTAAGAAAAAAGCTAGTAAGAAAACTAGAATAGCTCGAAATAAAGCAAAAAAGCATAAAGATTGGGAGCATGATTTAGCTTCAGAAGAATTTGCTTATAAAAATCCAGGACAACGAGTACCTAGTAAGAAAGCACTTATAGGCAAAAAACCGCCTAGTAAAAGAGTAGATCCAAAGCGAAAAAAGAAACATGAACTAGATCTACCATAATATAGGAGAACTATCATGCCAGTATGGGTAGTAGCAAATGCGTTTAGAAAACAAGCCATGAAAGCTATTAAAGCTGCAGGTGGTGGTAAAACTGGGTTAGACAAAGTAAGAAAGGCTAAACCCGACTGGTTTACATATAAAACTAAAGCAAGCAGTAAACCTGCTGCAAAGAAATCTACAACAGCAAAGAAATCTACAGCTAAAACGGGAAAAGGTGGTTTTAGTGAAGTACAGTTAGAAAAATATAGAGATATGTATAAAAACAGAAAAAACGATAAAAGATGGGATCGTTTATCTCCAGATATTAAAAATAGATTATTAAAATAGGAGGAATTATGGAAGATGTAAAGTTAACGCCAATTGACCAGATGACTCAGGATGAACTCAAACAAGAATTACAAGAATATGGGGTTCAATTTCATCATAAAACAGGTCAAGCTAAATTAGCAGAATTACTGGCTGATGTGAGAAAAAATCCAGAAAGCATGGTACAGGATTTTGGTAATGAAGAAGTGGCTACAGATCGTTCATATGAAGGTGGTAATCCTAATGCTAGTGAAGCAGCTAAAGAAGCAGCCGCTAAAGCAATGAAACGAACTGGAGACAAAGAAGCACTCAAATTAGTTCGTATTGTTGTTACTCCTAATGATCCTCTTATGAGTGGATATCCTGGCCTTATATTTACAGTAGGAGCTTCTGGTCTTAATAACGGAAAAATGATTAAAAAATATGTTCCGTTTAATAACGAAGAAGGTTGGCATGTTCCACAGATTATTTACAATCAAATAAAACATGCTGAAATGCAGAAATTTAAAACAGTTACTCGCCCAAATGGGGAAAAAGTATTAGAACCTTATATTACACAAAAATTTAATGTACGAGTATTAGATCCTTTGACTAAAGAACAATTAGAAAGACTAGCTGCTGCTCAAGCTGCTAATCCAGCATTCCATACAGGAGATAACTAATGTCTATTACTATCGCTAATTTAACTGCTGGAGTATCTACAGATGCTAATAATGTAGTTACAGGCACTGGTGTTTTTGACGATATGATGGAAACTGTCAATGCACATATGGCTGCTCAATTTAATTTAGGCAGAATTACCGGTAGTGACTATGCAACTGTATACCTTACTGCGATGCAAGCTACAGTACAACAAGCTGTAGCTTATGTAATAGGAATGCAAAAAGGAAATGCAGAAGAAGCTTTGTTATTTCAAAAAGAAGTTACAGAATTTGCTCAAACGGAACAAACTACTAAAACTGCACCTACAAGCGGTAGTGTTGTTGGTAGAGCTAATAACTTGTCAACTGAACAAGCAAAAGGATTTAAATGGAATGCTGACCAGAAATACCTCAAAACTTTACTAGATGCGTGGAGTATCAATATTTCTACTGCGGGTGTTGCATCTACTGGTGTAGTAGCTCTGAATACAACTGGTACAGGAAATATTAATACACAAATTAGTAATGCTGAACCTACCTAGAGTTAAACAATGGGGTTTATTGCTAGTATTTTTACAGCAGTTGTTGATGTTGTTGTTGGTATAGTTGAAGCCGTTGTACAAGTAGTTGAAATGGTTGTACAACTTGTTATGGTATTACTTGGGTATAATGGCGGAAGTACTCAAATTATTGAGTATTTTGAAGTACGAAATTACCCTCTCTTTGACGATGTAGATAGTAGAAATCCCATTAAAAGTTCTGTAATCCAATCAATCCTTTCTGGATCTGATGTTGGTGCTAATTTAGCTTACCATTTAACTTTCCGTAGTCTTAAAGCAAATATAGCAGAGTTTACTGCGTTTATCGAACAAGGAAATTATTTTGAAAATTTCCCTGATCTAGATTCGTATATTTTAATTATTGATTACGATGAATTAACAGATGCTCTCCAAACACTTACTGGTGTTGCTTGTACAGTTGAAACAGCTTATTTACGAGCGTTATCTAAATCAGATTGGGTTAAGTATTGGTTACAGGAAAATAGAGGGTATGACGTAGGGATTAACAGATTAGGAGAAGGTAATGCTACTATTACCACTTCTCCAATTACTCCAGCAGCAGATACTGTTCAAGTAACTCCTTCCACTAATCATTTTGATGTAGCTATTACTAGTGAAATAGCAACTAGTGATGCTGTAACAGCAGATCAACGATGGTATATAAATCTTAATACGATTAGTTATAATTCTGCAACAGACGATTATACAATTCCAGCATATCAAAATAACGGTATTTCTATAACTTTACCGTATACGGCTCCTAGTAAACCAACTCAGTTACATTACGTATCAACGTATTATCAAAACTCTACCCCTGCACGAATTTATTTATTTATATATCAAGCAGGTTCTGGGACATATACAGAGTTAGACACAGTAGAAGAACCGATACAAATTGATAATGATGATTTACAAGCAATGCCCGCTATACCTCTTAGATTAAATAACTCTAATTTTAGTACTTTTGGCACTACAAAAGCACAACAAATTACTGATTTAGTAGCGATATTAAATCTAGATGCCCAAGAAGTTATTGATACTATTATGAGCGATTCTGGTATTGCTGCCGGTGATTTAGATCATGTTTATATAAATTTTGGTGTTCGTATGTGGGATACTAGTCAAGCAGGCATGTCCTATTTATTTAGAATGTTTGAAAATTTATATCCCGCCCAAGGTACAACACAAGGTACTTATAATAATACTCCAACCGGAGATGACAAACCTCAGAATAATATATTAGTACGATGTGATGATTATGAATATGCTTTCCAGTGGTCGTATATTACATATCAATTTACGTCATTAGCGGATATTAACGCAAATAGCGGTAGTACAGAAAATGGTATCTACTACTCGGATATGTCAAGATTTGATTCAAATAATATTTTACAATACAACTACTATGTATCTTCAGGTAAAGGAACTTACAATGTAGGGTATAAAGCAGACGATTTAAGTGAAGTTCAAGATTTCTTAGATGGAAATGGGGTACCTAACCCTGGAACAACATCTTCAGAAGCAGCTAACTGGTTACAAGTTACTACCCGTTTAGCTTACAATAATCCTACCCCCGTTTTACAAGAAGCTGATGGATCTACTAGTACTTTAATATATTTAACTCCTGATGCTGTATATGAAAATAACGGATCAGGTGTACTCCGATACGTAGAAGCTGCAGCTCCTGAGACAACTATAGGACAATCAATAACTTACTATTGTTGTAAGCCTTCTGGATTAGATGCATATACTGTAGCAGGCCCTATTGGTGCATTAAAAGTAATCGATGGAGAAAGTGGTAAATTTAAAATAGTCAAATTTAATTTAGGGGCTAAAGAAGACTTAATGGCTCCCTTTATTTATAGTTTTGTTAAAGATCTATCTCATAACGAAGTAGCTAAGTTATTTTTAGCTGGGGCACATGCTTCTTTATATGTAGCTCATTATGAAGTAATTGAACATGCTGGAATGAGCTTTCTTACAGCTTTAGTGATGATTATTATTATTATCGTTGTAGTTGTTATTACAATAAAAATAGGAGGATCAGGAAAAGAGGGGGATGGTTTATTGGCAGCATTTATGGCAGCTGCAGAAGTAGGTATTTTATATGCTGTTCAAACTGTTTTAATTCCAGTTATAGCAAAAATTGCCTTTAAAATGCTGGTTCAAGCATTTATTCAAACCATTATTACTGAATTAGTAGATGATCCGGAATTAGCCGCATTTCTTAGTTTTTTATCTGCGGTAGCTATATCTATGGCAGATTTCGGTCCTCAATTTGGACCAGACCCTACACAAGCTCCAACTGGTAGTTATGGGCATACAGGTGGTGCAACTATAGGGGCTGGTGGAGGAAGCTTATCAGGAGTAAATCCTCAAGCTACTTCTAGTTATCGTGGATTTAATATGCAATGGAGATCCCCCTCATCTTATACAATGTCTGATCTTGTTACGATTACGACAGCATCATTAGATCTGGTAGGAACCCTCCAAGAATTAGAATTAGCCGATGAATTAGGAGATTTAGATAAAGATCTTGATACATGGGAACGGGAAAAATCGCAGAAACTATTGGAAATACAGGAGATGAGGGATGAACTCAATGTAGAAAAGAACTATGAAATAATTA